ATGAGTGATTTTCACCACGGCACGCAGGTCATCGAAATTAATGACGGTACGCGTGTTATTTCCACAGTAGCGACTGCGGTCGTCGGCATGGTTTGTACAGCCAGCGATGCAGATACCACGCTATTTCCCCTCAATGAACCGGTACTGATTACCAATGTGCAAAGCGCCATTGCGAAAGCCGGTAAAAAAGGCACGCTGGCTGCATCACTGCAGGCCATCGCAGACCAGTCAAAACCCGTCACTGTTGTTGTACGTGTTGAAGATGGGACCGGCGATGACGAGGAAACTGCGTTCGCACAGACTGTTTCCAACATTATTGGTGGTACGGATGAGAACGGTAAATATACCGGTATCAAAGCTCTCCTGACCGCTCAGGCCGTCACCGGCGTCAAACCGCGTATTCTTGGGGTGCCGGGTCTGGATACTAAAGAGGTCGCGGTCGCACTTGCATCGGCTGCGATTAAGTTACGTGCATTTGCTTACGTCAGCGCGTGGGGATGTAAGACTATTTCCGAAGCGATGGAATATCGTAAGAATTTCAGCCAGCGCGAGCTGATGGTTATCTGGCCTGATTTCCTCGCGTGGGACACCGTCAAAAATACCACCACAACGGCTTACGCCACGGCGCGCGCACTCGGCCTGCGCGCCTATATCGACCAGGCAGTCGGCTGGCACAAAACCCTGTCTAACGTTGGTGTACAGGGCGTTACCGGCATCAGCGCCTCAGTGTTCTGGGATTTGCAGGCATCCGGCACCGATGCTGACCTGCTCAACGAGGCCGGGGTTACAACGCTGGTACGCAAGGACGGTTTCCGCTTCTGGGGTAACCGCACCTGCTCGGATGACCCGCTTTTTCTGTTTGAGAACTACACCCGCACCGCACAGGTACTGGCCGACACGATGGCGGAGGCGCACATGTGGGCGGTCGACAAGCCCATTACCGCCACGCTCATTCGTGACATTGTTGACGGCATTAACGCCAAATTCCGCGAGCTGAAATCAAACGGCTACATCGTGGAGGGTAAATGCTGGTTCGATGAGGAATCGAACGACAAGGAAACCCTCAAGGCCGGGAAACTGTATATCGACTACGACTATACACCGGTTCCGCCACTGGAAAGCCTGACCCTGCGCCAGCGTATCACCGATAAATATCTGGTGAATCTGGCCGAATCGGTCAATAGCTAAGGAGCCTGAAATAACATGGCACTACCCCGTAAACTCAAATATCTGAATATGTTCAATGACGGCCTCAGCTACATGGGTGTTGTTGAATCCGTGACGCTGCCGAAACTGACCCGCAAGCTCGAAAACTATCGCGGCGGCGGTATGAATGGCGCAGCAGCGATTGACCTCGGCCTCGACGATGATGCGCTCACCGTCGAATGGTCTGTCGGTGGCCTGCCTGATGTGGCGCTGTGGGCGCAGTACGCCGCCCCGGGTGCTGATGCTGTGCCGCTGCGTTTTGCCGGTTCTTACCAGCGCGACGACACCGGCGAAATCGTGGCGGTCGAGGTGGTCATGCGTGGCCGTCATAAAGAAATCGACGGCGGCGAGAATAAGCAGGGTGAAAACACCTCGACCAAACTGTCGACTGTCTGCACCTACTACCGCCTCACGATTGATGGCAGCGACGTCATCGAAATCGACACTGTCAACATGGTCGAGAAGGTGAACGGCGTCGACCGTTTGGAGCAGCACCGCCGCGCAATCGGGCTGTAATTCCCTGACCGGTCAGCACTGCTGGCCGGTTATTAACCCCATTCAGAACAGAGAAAAACATCATGGCAAAAGCACCACGTAAAACCGCTGAATTTATTGATACGGCTGGAAATGAAATTGACACCGTAAACCCGAACGTCGTGACCCTGGACAAACCGATTAAGCGCGCCGGTCAGACGATTGATAAAGTCACCCTGATTGAGCCGAACGCCGGTACCCTGCGCGGCGTCAGTCTGGCAGCGGTGGCGCAGTCCGAAGTCGACGCCCTGATTAAGGTGCTGCCCCGCATGACCTACCCCGCGCTCACCGCGCAGGAGCTTACCGCGATGAACCTGCCCGATATGTTGTCGCTGGCCGCTAAGGTGATTGGTTTTTTGTCACCGGCTTCGGCGGAATAGACTTCCCGCCAGACCTGTCGACTGATGACCTGATGGCGGATATCGCAGTGATATTCCACTGGCCGCCATCAGAACTCTGTTCCCTGAGCCTGACCGAGCTCATCACATGGCGCGAAAAGGCGCTGCAGCGTAGCGGAAACCACAATGAGTAATAACCTGAGGCTTGAGGTATTGCTGAAAGCGGTCGACCAGGCGACCCGACCGCTTAAATCTATCCAGACCGCGAGTAAAACCCTGTCGGGTGATATTCGCAACACACAAAAGGGTCTGCGCGACCTGAACGGTCAGGCATCGAAAATCGACGGCTTTCGTAAGGCAAGCGCGCAACTGGCCGTAACTGGTCAGGCGCTTGACAAGGCGAAGCGCGAAGCCGGTGAGCTGGCCGTGCAGTTTAAAAACACCACCAGTCCGACCCGTGCGCAGGCGCAGGCACTCGAAGCGGCAAAGCGTGCCGCCTCTGAGCTGAAGATGAAATATAACAGCCTGAGAACATCGGTACAGCGCCAGCGCTCCGAGCTGATGCAGGCCGGTATCAATACCCGCACCCTGTCTGCCGATGAACGTCGACTCAAAACCTCCATCAGCGAAACGACGGCGCAGCTTAACCGACAGCGTGAGGCACTGGCGCGCATCAGTGCGCAGCAGGCGAAATTAAGCCGGGTGAAAGAACGATATAAATCAGGTAAAGAGCTTGCCGGTAACATGGCTGCTGCAGGTGCTGCCGGGGTCGGTATTGCGACGGCGGGAACGATGGCCGGGGTTAAATTACTGATGCCCGGTTATGACTTTGCACAGAAAAATTCCGAGCTGCAGGCTGTGCTCGGGGTAGAAAAGCAGTCGCCAGAAATGCAGGCGCTACGTAAACAGGCTCGCCAGCTCGGCGACAATACTGCAGCCTCTGCAGATGACGCAGCGAGCGCGCAAATCATCATTGCGAAAAGCGGCGGTGACGCTGCTGCCATTCAGGCGGCGACGCCAGTCACGCTGAATATGGCGCTGTCAAACCGGCGATCAATGGAGGAAAACGCTGCGCTGCTGACCGGGATGAAATCAGCGTTTCAACTTTCAAACGACAAGATTGCTCACATTGGCGACGTTCTCTCGATGACGATGAACAAAACCGCCGCCGATTTTGACGGACTGAGCGACGCGCTGACCTATGCCGCGCCAGTGGCGAAAAATGCCGGGGTGAGCATCGAGCAAACCGCCGCAATGGTCGGTGCACTGCACGACGCCAAAATCACCGGGTCAATGGCGGGTACGGGTAGCCGCGCCATTCTCAGCCGCCTGCAGGCTCCCACCGGAAAAGCGTTTGAGGCCATTAAGGAACTCGGCGTCAAAACGTCAGACAGCAAGGGGAACACGCGCCCGATATTCTCCATCCTGAAAGAAATGCAGCGCAGCTTTGAGAAAAACAACCTCGGGACAAGCCAGCGCGGCGAGTACATGAAAACCATTTTCGGCGAGGAGGCCAGCTCGGCGGCGGCGGTACTGATGGAAGCAGCCTCAAGCGGAAAACTTGACCGGCTCACTGCCGCGTTTAAAGCCTCGGACGGTAAAACCGAGGAACTGGTTAAGGTTATGCAGGATAACCTCGGCGGCGACTTTAAAGAGTTCCAGTCGGCTTATGAGGCCGTCGGTACCGACCTTTTTGACCAGCAAGAGGACTCGCTGCGTAAACTCACCCAAACCGCCACACAATACGTGTTAAAGCTCGACGGCTGGATCCAGAAAAACAAAGGTCTGGCGACAACTATCGGCATTATTGCCGGGGGCGCACTTGCTCTGATTGGCATCATCGGCGGTATTGGTCTCGTTGCATGGCCGGTTGTCATGGGGATTAATGCCATTATCGCCGCGGCTGGCGTGCTGGGTACGGCCTTTACCGTCGCCGGTAGTGCCATTGTGACAGCGCTCGGTGCGATTACCTGGCCGATAGTGGCCGTCGGTGCGGCGATTGTGGCCGGGGCGCTACTTATCCGTAAATATTGGGAGCCCATCAGCGCATTTTTCTCGGGGGTCATTGAGGGCATCATGAGTGCTTTTGCTCCGGTCGGGGAAATGTTTGCACCACTGGCACCCATTTTTGACGGACTCGGTGAGAAGCTGCGCGGAGTCTGGCAATGGTTTAAAGACCTGATTGCACCGGTCAAAGCTACGCAGGAGACGCTCGATAGCTGTAAAAATGCTGGCGTTATTTTCGGTCAGGCGTTGGCCTCAGCGCTGATGGCACCGCTGAACGTTTTCAACAAGCTACGCAGTGGTGTCGACTGGCTTCTCGAAAAGCTCGGCATCATCAACAAAGAATCGGACAGCCTCGACCAGACCGCGGCCAGAACCAACGCCGCCACGCAGGGGAATTCCTACATCCCGGCAACCAGCACATATGGCGGCTATCAGGCTTATCAACCCGTTACCGCACCGGCGGGGCGCTCTTACATTGACCAGAGCAAAAGCGAATACAACATCACTCTGCCGGGTGGTGTTGCGCCGGGGCATCAGCTTGACCGCCAGTTACGCGACACGCTCGAACAGATTGAACGTGATAAACGTGCGCGCCAGCGTGCAAGTATGACCCACGATTTCTGAGGAAGGATAAAACGATGATGCTTGCGCTGGGAATGTTTGTTTTTGAACTCCGTACTCTGCCTTATCAGTCAATGCAGCATTCGAAAGATTACCGCTGGGCGTCTAATGACCGGGTCGGTAAACCGCCTGCATATCAGTTTCTCGGCGAGGGGGAAACCGCAATACAGCTTGCCGGTACGCTTTACCCTGCCATTACCGGCGGTCATATATCCCTGCTGGCTGTGGAACTGATGGCCGATGAAGGCAGGGCGTGGCCGCTGATTGAGGGTACCGGCAAAATCCTCGGGATGTATATCATCGATAAGGTGTCGACCACGCACGCCGAGTTTTTCAGCGATGGTGCGGCAAGAAAGATTGATTTCACGCTTTCGCTAAAACGGGTCGATGAATCACTGACGGCAATGTTTGGCGACCTGAATAAACAGGCGAGCGAGCTTCTCGGCTCTGCCGGTAATCTGACCGATAAGTTGCAGGGTGCGCCCGGAGGGCTGACCACATGATTACGGGAATGACTATTGACGCCGGTGCCAGTCTTGCACCGGCATTTATGCTAACGCTGAACAGCCAGGACATTACCAGCAATTTTAGTGACCGGCTGATTTCTCTCACCATGACCGACAACCGGGGTTTTGAGGCTGACCAGCTCGACATTGAGCTCGACGATACCGACGGAAAAGTCGAGTTACCCCTGCGCGGGGCGGTGCTGACGCTGTGGCTTGGCTGGCAGGGTTCGGCACTATTGAATAAAGGTGATTTTACGGTCGATGAGATTGAGCACCGGGGCGCGCCTGATACCCTGACCATCCGGGCTCGTAGTGCAGACTTTCGCGGCACGCTCAATTCACGACGTGAAGAATCATGGCACGATACCACCCTCGGTGAGCTGGTAAGCACCATTGCAAAGCGTAACAAACTGACGGCCAGCGTCGCGGATTCGCTGAAACAAATCCCGGTACCGCATATCGACCAGTCGCAGGAATCCGACGCGGTATTTCTAACCCGGCTGGCTGACCGAAACGGAGCGACTGTATCGGTTAAAGCGGGAAAGCTCCTGTTTCTGAAAGCCGGTAGTGCGCTGACGGCCAGCGGTAAGCCCATTCCACAAATGACGCTGACCCGCAGTGACGGCGACCGTCATCAGTTTGCCATTGCCGACCGCGGAGCTTATACCGGTGTAACAGCTAAATGGTTGCACACCAAAGACCCGAAGCCGCAAAAACAGAAAGTGACGCTGAAACGCCAGCCAAAAGAGAAGCACCTTCGCGCACTGGAACACCCGAAAGCAAAGCCGGTCAGCAAAAAGACGAAGTCCAGAAAAGAGCCGGAGGCTCGCGAGGGTGAGTATATGGCCGGTGAGGCCGATAACGTACTGGCGCTGACGACGGTCTACGCTTCTAAGGCGCAGGCGATGCGCGCCGCTCAGGCTAAGTGGGATAAGCTGCAGCGAGGCGTTGCGGAGTTTTCAATTACGCTGGCGCTTGGCAGGGCTGATTTATTCCCTGAGACACCGGTGCGCGTGTCAGGCTTTAAGCGCGTCATAGACGAGCAATCGTGGTTAATCAGTAAGGTGACTCACAATATGAATAATAGTGGCTTCACGACGGGCTTAGAGCTCGAGGTTAAACTCTCTGATGTGGAGTACAGTGCAGAATCGGATGATGAATAA